TGCATTTGAGGGTGGCGACAAGCCTTACCGCGCAGTGTTCACCAATCCGAAAAACCTGCAAGTCGGAACGAATGCCGATGGTCTCGTGAGCGACCTTGATATGTGGTTTGAGAAGAAGGAGCGCAGGACTTACATCTACGCAACGGGCAAGATTGGCACCATGGTGCTTGAGGATAGCCTTGTACATCTCGCATATTAAACACAAAAGAGAAAGGATTAAGATATGAGTAACCTTTGCGAAACTTTGATTAAGCAGGCCATCACGGCGGATTGCGAGAATCCTATCGTGCGCGGTCTTGAGCCGGATGGTGTTATCATCAACCGAGGAGATATCGATTTCGCTTCATGCACGGTGACGGGTAATATCATCTCGTCATTGGTGCTGAAGACAGCCAAGAACGGTTATCCTGTTTATCAGATGGGCAGCGCGCCGTTCACGGGCACGACCGTCTCTCTGACAACAGGCACATATAAGAACAAATTCCAGAACCAAGTTGTCATCGCGGTGCTTGACAATGGTCCTGATGTGGCGGAGAAAATCATCGATGGATTGGCAAATGGCTCGTTTGTGGTCATCCTGCGCAACCGCCACAAGGGCACGGATGGCAAGGCCGAGTACCAGGTATTCGGATACTATCAAGGTCTGGTTGCTACGGCGATCGAGAATGACAAGTATTCCGAGGACTTGGACGGCGGTTGGTTGGTGACGCTGCAGGAGTCTAATGCTCCGAAGTCGGCGATGTTCTTCTTTGTGAACTCCTCGGCAGCCACGGAGACTGCCTACAATTCGCTTATCGAGCCCAATACTTCAGTTCAGCACTGATGACGGTCGAGGAGGCGAAAGGACTGATTTATGATTTAAGGGGGAGGTTTGCCTCCCCCTATAATCAATCCGACAAAAGGACGATAGAGCATCTATACGAAGAGGTATTGGGGAAGGTGTTTAGGCCTACGTCATGCCAAAATTGCTATCATGATGCGGTTGTCGAAATATATCATCATTTAACACACTTCAATACTATGGCGCAGCAGAGGAGATTTTTACTAAAGGCAGGAGCGATTATCAATAGCCCGAAATTCGATAAGGGTAAGATATACAGCAATGCGAACATGACGGATGATATCGCGGAGCGGTATCTCGATATGTTTCCCGAGCAGATACATTTGTTTCAACGTGCCGAAAAGGCGGCAGAAACGGCCGCAGAATCAAAAGAAACCCCAAAGGTGGATAAGTTATCGCCGAAGAAGGGAAAGACGGCGCAGAAGGGCAGGAAAACGGCAAAAACCGAATAGCGATGAATGTAGTAGGAGCGAAGAAACCATTTGAGCGGTTACGGCAGGATTATGAGCGGCGTTTCCAGATGCAGCGATATGGAGAAAACAATCTCTATCCGCAGAATCTTTTCGCCATCGTGGGAGCATCGGGAACGGCGATGCTGTGTCTCAACCGCTACGAGCGGTTTATCGAGGGTTACGGATTGAGTGAGGCGACGGCAGGGATTAGGTGCAACCGCATGGGGCAGACGACAGATGATATCCTGTCATTGGTTGCGCATGATGTGGCCATGTTCGGCGGCTTCGCTCTGCATGTCAATTACAATGTCCTGGGCGAGGTCTCGGAGGTGCAGCATGTGCCATTCGAGACGTGCAGATTGGAGGAGAAGGACGATGCGGGTCATGTGGCGCATATCCTTCTGCATCCAGATTGGCAGGGCAACCAGACGAGGAACGGAGAGCGTGTCCGTCTGGAGGAAAAGAATATTCAGCGGATGCCGATATATGACCCATCGGTGGCGGTGGAGCAGATGGAACAGGCAGGCGGCGCAGCGCAGTATAGCGGGCAGATATTATGGTGCTCCACGGATGGAGTATGGCAATATCCGACCCCGATATATGATGCATGCGTGACGGAAATCAGCACGGACGAAGGTCTGGGCAATGTCAAGTACAGGAACGTGAGGAGTAATTTCCTTGTTTCGTGCATGTTGGTGACGAAGAAGGGTCTGCCGAAGATTGACAACGAGGGCAATGAGGAGGACAGGATGATGATATCAGATGAAGACCTCAAAGCCTTTCAAGGAGATGAGAAACTCGGCAAAATCATGTGCGTGGAGTTGGAGAATGACGAGGACGAGCCGAAGATATTGCCATTCCCGTCGAGGAATTTCGACAAGGACTACACGGCTACGGAGACATCGGTCATCGAAAGGATTTATGCGCAGTTCCATCAAGAAATATTTTTCGCTATCCGTCTGGGGAAACTCGGATTTTCGGGCAGCGTGATGAGGGATGCGTATGAGTATTACGCAGGGCAAGTAACCACGGAGCAGAGATTTATAGAGCGCAACCTCGAAAAGGTTTTCAGCCATTGGCAGGGTGGTGCGCTGACGGATTTCTCGATATTGCCGCAAAGATACATGACAACGGAGGATAGAGGATGAAGGAGCATTTAATCAGCATTGACGGATTTAGGGCGTTGGCGAGGCCGACGAGCAAGCATCTGGATGTGGACGAGGTTAACAAGTTCATCGAGGAATGCGAAGATATCTATATTATCCCCGTCATCGGTCTGGAGACCTTCAAGCGGCTGCTTGATGTGGATGTGTCGAAAGGCATGGAAGAGGATATCCTTCTGAACGGCGGCGAATGGATGGATGAGTCATGCGGATGCGGAGGTCAGTTGCGGCGGTGTCATGGATTGAGGAAGGCGCTGTCTTATTTCGTTTATGCGAGAATGGTGCAGAATGACGGCAGCATCGTGACGAGGACGGGATTCGTGAAACATGATGACGAATACGCATCGAGGGATGATGACAAGAACAGGACGAGGAAATACAATGAAGTCATGAACGTGGCGGAGACATATTTATCGACAAGCCTTGAATATTGGCGCAGCCTGTCGGGTTGCGGCAAGCAGGGCAAGGCGAGAGGGAGCAGATTACAAATTCATTCAATAGGAGATTAACGATGGCGAACAGCATTATAGCAGGTAATGACTTCCGGCTCATTATCCGTGCGAAGAAATCAACGGGGGCATATCTGGCGGACATGGATTTGGCAGATGTGGAGGATTTGAGAATTTACCTCACCCGTGCCGGAAGGTCGAAGGTGTTGCAGTCATACACACTTGACGGGGAAGGTCATGCGGTTATCTATGTCAGCGCAGGAGTGGTGACGAATGCGACATACGGCATTGAGATGGTCGGCGTGTATGGTGGTGCAAGATTGAGGGCGCACAATACATCGGTGTTCACGATCAGCGGTCATGGCGGTGGCAATTCGGGTGTGCTGAATGATTATTATGCCGATATTGTCTTCGTCATCAATGTTGCGGCAACGGATGTGTATGTCCAGAATGCGATAGAGGCGCACAATGAGGACGAGGCATCTCATCCGCATCTGCTGCAGTTGATAGAGGAAGCAGGAGACGTTGATGATGTCCAGATAGACGGCGAGTCGATTGTGGACGGGAACAAAATCGCCAATATAAACTCAAGTCAGTTCGGCAAAGTGGATGATGTGAAGGTAAACGGCACGTCAGTAGTGAGTAACAAGGAAGCAAATATCACCATCCCCGAAAAGGTATCCGACCTCCCGAATGATGCGGAGTACGCCACCCAGTCTGAACTGACCACAGGCCTTGCAGCAAAGCAGGACACCATCACCGCCGTAGCAGAGCCTACGATTGCTGACGATGGCGGCAACCCATCGGCAAGCGTGAATTTTGAGGGTGGAGAGATGGCTTTCGCCTTCAGGAATCTGAAACTACGTTTTTCCGACCTCACGGCTGCTGACAAGGCGGAGCTCAAAGGAGACAAGGGAGACCAAGGTGACTCCGCAGTCTATGACCCTTCCTCACCCGATGCACCCGACTTTGTTATGGCAAATACGACTGGTCAGTCAACCACCAAGGCCATGACGCAGAAAGCAGTGACGGATGCGATTTGTGACATCAACCTTCTCGGCAACTCTCGATTTTTCACTGCATTTCAAATAAGCATAGACACTTCAATCTCCACCACAACAGCATGGTATGCGACAAACCTTGGCCTTGAAAAAGGGAAGAAATACAGGATAAGAGTAAGAGCAAGTGCTTCACATAACAATGCCACATACATTATTCTGCAAATAGTATCACAGCAGTATGAAGGGCAGAAAGCAATATTTGACTTGCCCGCCGGAAATACAAGTGCAGAAGCCGACTATTTTTGCGACGATGACACGCTCCAATACATGGCCATATATGCAAGTGGTGGACATACCGTCACCTACAATATATCCATTGTGGAATATATAGAGTTGGCGGACAATTTACCTACTTTGCATCAGGCTAATTATGTTGATTATTTCTTTTCTTTGTCCAACTATAAGGCCGCAATCGGGAACTCGACAAAATCAATCTGCATCTCTGCTGTCGGAGGTGAAAGAATGCTTGTTAAAAAACGGGTAGGGAACCAAACCCAAATGGTATTCTTTTCTTCACTCCCAACTTTGTCTAACAACATTGACCTCAGCAGTTATGTGATTGGAGTTAAGATTATCTTAGCAGGAGAGGAGGAATATGTCACTATCCCACAAGGAGCAACCATTGTATGGATTAACCTTTCGGCTTACGTAAGTGGTTCTTTACAAGTCTTTGCTCCTGAATATTACAAATTCGTCGAAGGAGACGGATATGGTATTTCAGTCAAAAATAACAGCGTTAGTGTCAGCGATGAAATCGACAGTTCACTTTTTGTTGAAAGGAATGCTTTTTATTCTGCCACCAACAGGAAATTTGCCGTCAACGAAAATACAAAAGGTAAATACCTCAACGTGAAAGAGGGGCAATGCTACCGAATTGTAGCGGACAAAGATTTGTATTGTGCTATCGCTGCAATGCGGAGTATTGCTAATGTCATCAACTCAATGGATGACTCAACAGCAACACGATATTGGGGATTGTTTAAAGGGCAAGAAATCACCATCAGAATTGCAAAAGGAGAAACAATTTTATGGTTCAACACCAAGACTATAAGCGGAGGTACAGTAATTAATTATGATGCCAGCG